GATCTGGTCCGCATCAACCACTGTAACGGTAGAAGCAGATGTGTCTCCGTCCATGATGTTAAGCTCTGCCGCCGTGCTAGTAACTGCGGTGCCGTTAAGGGACAGGGCATCAGTCTCAAGAGTGCCGTCAATGTCCGCGTTACCCGATATGTCTAATGTGGCGGCGTCTAGTTCTCCTGACAGGGTAATGTTAGTAGCCCCTGTAATCGCGCCGTTTAAAGCCACCGCACCGTTTATATCAATCGTGGTTGCTGCAATCTGCACCTCAGTGTCCGCAACAATATCTAACTGACCATCCGCGCTGGATTGAACATATATAGCCGTATCACGAAACTGTATTTTATTATCGGTGGCTATCGTTGTAGCAGCCGCAATGCTTACTGCGCCATCTATGTCCACGGCACCACTAATGTCTAACGTTGCTGCGTCCAACTCACCCGTCATTGTGACGTTTCTAAAGCCTGTAATGTCCTTGTTACTGTCAACAACAACTGCTTTACTTGCACTAACAGTGCCTGCTGTTACATCCAAAGTGGAGATACCACCAATAACCGCTGTAAAATCTGTGACTGCGGCCCCAGAACCTGCTCCGTCAGCTAGAACAATAGCCGACTTTGTAGTGGCTATTGTGACATTGGCCCCAGACCCTTGTGTTATAGACAAGCTTTGATCTGTGCTGTTCAAGATCATGTAAAGTCGGGCTTTATCGTTTTGCTCTAAAGTAACCGTGCAAGTCCCACCCGGAGTTCCTGTAAAATTTATAGCTTTGTAATGACCGTCAGACAGGACCGCCGTAGTGGACAACGACAACGTGTAAGACGTGCCAGATAAAGCAATCGAAACAAAACCATTGGCTGCACGGTCTATGATATCAAAGTTGTTGTTGGTGCTGTCGCCCCATGTACCCGACTCATCACCAGTAGATATTTTTTTAATTGCGTTGGCGCTAGTGTATGTAGCCATGATGTGACCTCAGCTATAAATTTAAATAGACTATACTCCTGTTTCTGCTTCTAAGCAACTATGCAGCGATCTCCTCCCAACTTGGAGTTTGCGAAGGAGTTATGGCAGAGAAGGTTGAAGACTGAGAGGGTGTGATTACAGAATAACTTGGCGTCTGGTTGGGGATTATAGGCCCCCAAACGACTACAGAACCAACCGCGCTTGTAGCGGCTACACCCGTTACGGACACATTAGCTTTTGCATCAATAGTAACAGAACCAACCGCGCTTGTGGCGGCTACACCTGTAACAGATATATTGGAGAAACACGTTAATGTTACAGTTCCAACGGCACCAGTGCCAGAAACTCCTGTAACAGTAACATCACTTGGAGCGTTGCCAAAACCCGCTATGGAATTGTCTGCGAGTGGGGAAAAACCAAGCATTTAAATAATCTCCGTTGTCACTATTGATATCAACAACTTATCCTGTAAAGCTATCGGCTGCTGTAATAGCCGCGTCGATTGCAGTAAAGTCTTTGCTACCCCAATCACTGTATGTGTCTTTCTGGTGTTTTAGATAGCCTACACTACGTGTCACACGGGCTTTCTTTTCATCATGCGTTAGGTCATGCCCAAAGTCTTTATCTGTTGCACTATTGCCTTTGGCGTGAGTAGCAATAACACTATTGATTGTGCTTGCCCCGCCTAAACAAGCTGCATGTGCTTGTGTGATTTCATCTGCTGTACGTGTCATGTTTATTTATCCTCAATTGTTATATTGCCTGAGATGGATATACGTTCCCCATCGTTGTCGTAGAACGGGAAGACCTGATGAAGCATTGTTGACGGAAACATAACCATATATCCTTCTGCCTCTTTCTCCATGTTATATGCAAAAGTTGATACCCTGCCCAACGTATTTGTGTAGCTAAATGCAAAGTTAGATATGTGGTTATCTGCATTTGATTCAGCACAAATAGGTAATTTCTTTTGTTCTGCATAAGACGTAGGTATCTGCATCCAAATTACAAAGCTGTACACACCACTGTGGTCATGCGGTGGGTTAAACTCATGCTGCTTTTGAAAGTTTACCCATAGGCTTTCTAAACTAAACCCTTGGCCCTCTTTCATAACGGCTCTCCAAGGTGCGCCATAGTTTTGCATGTGGCTATCCATAAAGGACGGTATTGTTTTACTAACGAACTCTTCAAGCAACGGAGAGCTAGAGTCCAACCTGATAGAAGAACTAATGTTACCAGCCAACTCAGACTTCATGTCCTCTGGTTGTTCCCTTGCTTCATTGATCACTGTCCAAATGTTTGCAACAACGTCCTCTGGTAGCTGGGCCTCAACTACGCCTACATTTGGAAAGTGTCTTGGTATTAGTTCCATGATCACCCTTCTAGTGTGGCTACTCTTGCAGTGAGTGCTTCTATTAATGCGTTCTGTTCTTGGATTGCTTTAACTAGGATTGGTACAAACTTGCTGTACTGTAGACCCATTTGCTTGCCATCACCTGATGTAGATACGGTAAGGTTTTTCTTAGCGGCAGTTGTATATCCAGCAGCTTCTTCAAGAGCTTGAACTTCTTGTGCTTTAAAACCTATGTCTAGCCAATCTTCTTTGTGAGTGCCATCTGGTGTCTGTGCAGAAAGATCATAATCATCTGCTGTAATATCGCCATATTTAGCACGTTTATCCCACTTGTATGTTACAGGAGCTAGTGCCTTAACAAAGTCCAACCCAAGGTCTAATGCTGTAAAGTCTGTCTTATCACGTTGGTCTGATGCAACCGTCCAATCTGTTTGAATGTGACAAGCACTTACATTTCCATCTCCTAACACAATAGTATTACTAGCAGTAGTAATAGCACCACCCGGGCTACCTGAACGCCCCGAATCTGCCCCTAAAAAACTATTATTACTGCCAGAGCTAACATCTCTTCCTGCCGACTGACCAACTGCTGTGCAATTTGAACCTGTAACATCTTCTAAAGAAGCATATCCAACTGCTGTATTACTATCACCACAATTAGAAGTTAATGACCCGTAACCAACGGCTGTATTACTACCACCATCATCAGTACCATCTCCTGCTAGAGCACCCACAAAGGTGTTCCGTATACCTGTTGTGACTACTAATCCTGCATTATAACCTACCGCAGTGTTAAAAGTATCAGTAGCGGTAGTAAAGTTTTGATAGTGTAAAGTATTAGTTCCAATTGCTGTACTTTTGCTTCCTAAAGTGTCCGCAGACAAAGCCCCAGTGCCTAATCCAACATTGTAATCAGCATCAGTTAAAGCATCACCAGCAGCCCCTCCAATAAGGGTGTTCTGTACGCCTGTTGTGACTGCTGATCCTGCATCGTAACCCACAGCCGTATTATAAGTGTTTGTAGCAGTTGTGAAATTTTGGTTAGCTAAAGCATCTTGACCAATAGCTGTCGTAAAACTTCCTAAAGTATCTGCACTTAAAGCATCTTTACCTACAGCTACGTTGCTATCTCCTGTAGTCAAAGAAGTACCTGCCTCATCGCCCACGACTACGTTGTTGTTACCGCCAGATTGTATTGAGTTACCTGCGTTTACACCTGCACGAAAGTTGGATGTACCAGAAGTTGATGAAACTAAGTCGCCACTGTAGGTTATAGAACTGTTAAACGTAGCCGCACCTGCCGCTGACATATCTAACGACAGTGCAGTTATATTTGAGCCACCATCATTGCCTCTTATTAAAACATCACCATCTTGAATGACATTACCCAACAATAAATTATCGTTACTCTTAGCCATAAATCCATAAAGAACGCCACCATCTTGAAAATTTATATCTCCACCATCAGCATCAAGAATAATATCGCCAGCTACGTCAATCGTAAGATCACCACTGGACAGGTCTATTTCTGTGCCATCAATAGTTATGTTATCTATTACTATACCTGCGTTGGCTGTTACTACTCCAGCTACAGCAAGAGTGCTTGCCATATCTACTGCGCCATCAATGTCTACCACGTCTAGGTTAGTTGTACCATCTACATCTATGTCACCAGATATGTCTAGTGACCCAAATGAACCTACACCTGTAGTAGTAATATTGCTAGAGCCAGTATCAATAGTACCAAAACCACTGGTAATACTGCCGCTGTTTAATGCGCCCGTTGTGACAATGTTTGAACTGCCAGCCGCAGGTGCTGCCGCAATATCAGACAACACTTCTGAAGCTGACCTACCCTCAATAGCCGTGCCATCCACTCGCAAGAAATCGTTATCAGCAACGCCGCTAGTAAACTTGGGCACGTTGTTGTTTGAAATGCCCGTGTCTAAAGTGGCAGTGGCTGTTACTGCGGTGCCGTTTAATGTTATAGCGTCAGATTCTAATGTGCCATCAACATCAACGTCTCCACTAATATCCAAGGTAGCAAAGACACTAGTTCCTGTAGCCGTAACAGTACCGCCAACGCCCAAGTTACCTGCTACTGTAACATTCGTGGTTCCAGTGGGTATTTCAAGAACATCTGCGTCTGCATCATTCTTTATAGTTACATCGTTCGTGCTGCCTTGTCCTGTGAGAATTAAACCCTCTGCGCTGGTAAAGCCCATAGCGGCATTGTCACCCGCAGCCGTATCGCTGGTTGCCTCTACGGTGCCACCCGTAATAACGCCCGTGGTTGTCAAAGTTGACGCGCCATCGTTGATATACAAATCCGCAACTGTTGCTGTAATAAAAACCTCTGCGTTGCCAGTGAGCGTAATAGCACTGTCAGAGTTGGAGCTTTCTGTAACAGAGCGCGTAAGAGTAGTGCCACTAGACGTGTAAGTGCCGCTGCCTATTTCAAAAGCAGTTCCATCTTCTATGGCATAACGCACCGTTTGACCATTGGTTATATTAGCGGCATCAAAGGATTGGTATCCTGATACGGCACTGCCCAATGTTATCGTTCCAGTACCCGTGGTACTGGTGGTCATTTTTGCACGGTTTCCTAACGATATTGCCATGTTATGCTATCCGTATAATTGCGTTACTCGCGTCAGCAGTGGGAAAAATAATGGTAAAGTCACCAGAGCTTGCGGCTTTATCCGAACCAAAATCCAAAACACAAACAGACGGATCACCACTTGCAGCCTCATTATAAATCAAGGCCCCTCGTACAGAAGAGATTGTTACGTTAGAAAACACCTCGTCAGAAAAGTCTGTCAGAGCCGTTGTGCTGCTGGTAGTGGGCGTTACACTTGTTAAAAACTGACCCTTCGCCGTGTAGTTTGTGCCGGTAATCTCGTTACTAGAGGTGTACGCAGTTGTTGCGGCAGTGAAACTGGCGCTATTATCATACAAAGCAATCTTAAACTGGTCACTTGCTGCGGTAAAATTGTGTGTAGCCGTCATCAGTTCTTTCTTAAACGAGGTACACAAAAAGTTTCCTGAGAATGCCATTTACATTTTCCTTATATATTCAGCCAACGTAGGATGACCCGCTTCTTTGATTGCATTATATACCGTAGTGCGGTCACTTTGGATAGCCTGTTTCATATAGATAACCAGCAGCTTCTCTATGCTGTCACGATAAGTAATAGCCTGATCCCGTAGCGTAGGGTGCGCGTCTTCTGAGAAAGCAACAATCTTACCTACGCAACGGTGGGCCACCTCTTCAGGAGTTGCACCACGATTGTTTGTGGTTTGAACATCAACCTTAAACTCTCCAAAAGACATATTGTTCATTGTTTCTGCCTAATAACTTGACCAACACGGTAATCCTGTGTGGTTTCTTTAGCCTCACCCAACAACTTTAATCCGCTCAAAGACTCCTGAAACCTCTTGTCATACATCGCCATTATGTCTTGCTCACCCTTCATAAAGATATACGCCTCAATTAACGAACCATACAGCAAGCTCAAATCAGCGTTGTCACTCAACCAAGTTGTGCCACTATCAGCGCCTGCGGTCAGACTTGCAGGACGATACAGATAGTGAAGCTCTGCCGTATAATTAGCGTTTGGTGTGGGTGCCAAGATGAAATTGCTAACGTCAAACGTGGCATAATATTTTGGCACACCTGTAGTGGCGGGATCAGGCGTATAGCTTTGAATAAAGCTAACGTCTTTAAACTCTACAAAGTCATAATTACTGCCACTAGATACAGGGTCCGTAACGGTTCTTAAACTCAAAGAATATGGCGCTAAAAAATCACTTGGCATGGCAAGAAACTTGTTTCCGCTGGACGCTGCGCCTGATACGTTTTTACGAAATAAACTTAATTGAACAGACTTTAAAATTCGTTCTTCAGCAGTTCGTATAAACACTGGAAGATTAGTAACGAAAGACGTTTCTGTGTTTTCGGTATAGTCTTGTATTGCAGTTTTTAATTGTGCGTATGTAAAACTCATGTTGTAACCACCGTTACGCTGCCGACTGAACCTGTCGAAACCAAATTATTTGGCGTTAAATTAAAATCATTTCTCATGCCGACAGGGTTAAAGCCATACTGTATGTTTCGTTGCTCTTCTAAGTTCTGTTCGGGCCTTGGGTTTCGCAAAGCCTGTGGATCAGGTCTTACCCTAAGAGGTTCTAGTTGGGGCTGTTTTGGCTCAAACTCATCCTTGCCAACCAATAGCCCGTTCCATTCCTTGCGCATATCACGCAAACGATATCTAAACCCTGATCGGTCAGATATTCCATATGCCCACTTGCCTGTGGCGTACTTAGACATACCTATAGTTCCTTAAATCTGGCGCAACTCTAAATGAAGCTCTGTCCCTATCTTCATCCATAGCCCTAGTAATTTCTTCATCATATATTGGTTTAAGTATCTGCAACCTTTCTGGCGCTCTTTTCATAGCAATGTAATACGCCAATCCCGCAGCTAGGCAGGGGTAAAACCTAAATGGCATGTCAACCGTGTTTATGTAAGTGTCAGCATCATCCATGCGCGTCAAAGCATCATAAACAATTACATCTGTACTATTATCAGGCAGGGGCCATAATTTTAAATTAGGCGTTATTTGCCTATCTAAGAAAAACTGAGTTGGTCGGCCTGTAGTTGTTTTTGTTGGAATGCTTAGATATTCATCTCTGCTAATTCTACTTAATGAATAATCTGTACCGTCCCTGCGAACCACCAGTGACAATATGTCAATTACATCAGTGCCAAGGCTTGTCTCACCATCGCCGCTTGTCACGGTGAAAGTTCTTTGATTAATTGTCCATTGATTAAGACCGCGATTAGCCCAATCCGCAAACAAAAGATTTAACGATCTTTTAGCTGTTTTCAGGTCATATCCAGTTCGTGCCTCTAAGCCGCAACGCTCAAAAGCCTCTTCGATGTATTCAGCAACATCTAATTCAAAATCTGTTGAGCCTGATACTGCCATGTCATTCCTCGTTATAAAGGTTATCGAAAACCCTGTTAACATCTAAGGTGTAGTCTAAATCAGATTTAGAATAGTGTATATGCTGTGATGGTTTGAAGTCGGGCGCTCCCTCACCAGTTACAAACCATGCTGGATGTGTAACACGAACGCGGTTATTTGGCAAAGCTACTATATTGCCTGTCCATTCACCTGCATCTAACAACTGCAAAACGTGGCTTTGTTTATGTTGTGCGGGATCATCTGCAATCTCGCTGTTAGTGTAATCAACCGTAAACAAATATTTGGCTGGGTGCATTTCACCATCTATTTTTGCCATCCAAGGGCAAGGCGTTGCACGGTCCATGATAAATACAGAATGATGGTGGGATGCACAGTCCCAAGGCTGCGCGTCATATGTCTGCATTGGTTCAGGCCATTCTTCTAACGGTATGTCGCCTACAAGTGCAGTTATAGGCATTCTTGCCCACATAGCACCGCCATGAACTGTGTCTTCCTCTGCATCTTCAGCCTCGTTTCCAGTAAATATAACTTGAAAACTCAAACATCTGTTCGGGATTGTTGTTACACCTATGACCATAGCATGAAGGAATTCGCCGTGATAATCCTCATGGTTGTGAGTATATTCACGGCGAACCCATGCCTTAAAGTAAGGTATATTGC